AGGTGCTCCAGGACCAGAAGGGCCTACGGGTCCTACAGGTGCTACAGGGGCAACAGGTGCCACGGGTCCAACAGGACCTACGGGTGCTAAGGGCGCAACTGGTGCGACTGGAACGAGTTGGTTATGGAGACATGACGAATGGGTAGATACTGCACAGTATGCAGTTGGAGATACAATACACGAGGCTGGAACTTCTTATGGTTGTAAAGCAGACCATACGGCAGGTTCAACAAACAAACCTGATACTGGTGCGTTTTGGACAAGTTACTGGATGATAATGGCTAAAAAGGGAGACCAGGGTACGACTGGTCCTACAGGATTAGATGGTGGGGATGGTGCTACGGGACCAACAGGCCCTATGGGACCAACTGGCCTTGATGGTGCAGACGGTCCTGCTGGTGCTACGGGACCTACAGGACCTACGGGTCCAACAGGTTTACCAGGTGATATGGGAGTTACTGGACCTACGGGACCTACTGGTCCGCAGGGTGCAACAGGACCAACAGGTGCAGAAGGACCAACAGGACCGACTGGGCCTACAGGTAGTGCGAGTACAGTACCAGGGCCAACTGGGCCGACAGGACCAGAGGGACCGACAGGACCAACGGGTCCTACGGGGCCAACGGGTGCCACGGGAACGACTTATGAATGGAATGGTGCTTGGGTAACGGGTACTCCTTACTCCTTATATGACACAGTAGAAAAAGATGGTTCAGGATATGTTTGTGTAGAGGCACACACTTCAGGAACTTGGGCGACAGATTTAAGTGCAGGAAAATGGGAACTCTTTGTAGAGCAAGGACCTACTGGTCCGACGGGTGCTCAAGGAGCTACGGGTCCTACAGGAGCGACTGGGCCACTAGGCCCGACTGGTTCTACTGGTAGTACAGGGCCGACAGGTCCTCAAGGCCCTACTGGTTCTCAAGGTCCAACAGGACCAGCAGGAGCTACAGGTGCTACTGGACCAACAGGGGCAGAGGGACCTACGGGACCAACAGGAAGTACAGGAGCCACAGGTGCCACAGGACCAACAGGCCCTAATTCAGTAACAACAGCAACAACAACAAACTTAACTGGTGTAATAACTGGGAATGGGAGTATTTTGGCGGCAAAGACGAACCCGACTGGTGCTTTTGTAGGAACAACCGATACTCAAACATTAACTAATAAGACAATAGACGGAGATAGTAATACGGTCAGTAATTTGGCTCATGGAAGTGAAGTTGACAATCCTTCTAGTGGAGTACATGGAGTTACAGGGAATGTAGTAGGAACAACAGATACTCAAACACTTACTAATAAAACGCTAACAAGTCCCAAGTTAAATGAGAATGTGGTAGTAACAGTTAAAGCTTCAGAATTAAATGGTTTACTTACAGGTTGGATACCAGCAGGAGAAACATGGACTTATGCGAGTGCTGACGACCCTACATATACATTTACGGTAGCAGCAGATGTAACAACAAAGTATAGTGTAGGCATGAAGATAAAACTAACACAAGGTACAGTAAAATACTTTATCATAACAGCAGTATCAACTTACTCAGGTGGTAAGACAACAATTACAGTTTATGGTGGAACGGATTACGATTTAGCAAGTTCAGCAATTAGTGCTAATGCTTACTCAATGATGAGAACTCCAGTAGGCTTTCCTATGAGTCCTACTAAGTGGACGGAGGAATTAGAAGATACTACAAACAGGACACAGGCAAGTCCATCTGCTAATGTTTGGTATAATATCGGTTCTTTGAGTTTAAGTGTTCCTATAGGTAGCTGGAATTTAGGATATTCACTATGTCTATATCAAGATGGAAACCTTACTACTTACAAAGGATATACTACCCTTTCTACTGGTAGCTCCTCTGAATCTGACCCCGAATTTACCCAGCTAGTTCAAGTATCTTTGAATACTGGTCAGTATCAATTTGTGTTAAACCCTGTTTCAACGAGTAAAGTTGTAACCCTTTCCTCAAAAACAACCTATTACCTGAACCTGCGAGCAGGAGTAGGATCATACGACAGTATCAATACGAGAGGAGCTGACCAACCAACTATTATCCGAGCAACCTGTGCATACCTTTAACTTAACCCTTTAGTACAATGAGAATAACAAGAGGACACACAATATCATTTATAGTAGGAGTTCTAACAACCCTTCTCTTATTGTTTTTATTCAGGTGGAAAATTATGTGTTTTTTAATTTGGGTATATCTTAGACACTAATGGCTCAAGCATACGATGCAATAATAGCGACAATTACAGTAGCAAGTGATGCTTCCCAAGTCGTAAAGACAATGGTTAAATCAACAACTTGGAGGGAAGGTACTTCTGGGTCTTGGTTGTCTACCAACTGCACTCTAACTGCTGGGAACACCTATCAATTCAGAACTCCTTTGTCTGGGATGTCTTCTAGTAGTACTGCTATACTTCCGAACATAAAAGCAAGTGTTACCGTTGCGTGGGACACTACTGCAACCCTTATAAGTACACTAGGGGATAATTTTATGCGTTCCTACGCCAATAATTGTAGTAATTTAACAAGTTTATCAGCACCAAACACCTCGGGACTAACAAGTGTAGGAGATTTTTTTATGTATTCCTATGCTAAAGGTTGTACTAATTTAACAAGTCTGTCAGTTCCAGACACTTCAGGGTTAACAAGTGTAGGGGATGTTTTTATGTATTCCTACGCTTATGATTGTAGTAAGTTGACAAGTTTGTCAGTACCAGACACTTCAAGGCTTACTAGTGTAGGAGATTCTTTTATGTCTTACTACGCTTATGGTTGTAGTAGTTTGACAAGTTTATCAGTACCAGACACCTCAGGACTCGCTAGCGCTAGCGTAGGAAATGGTTTTATGTATTTCTATGCTTTTGGTTGTACTAATTTAACTAGTTTATCAGTACCAGACACTTCAGGTATTACAAGTGTAGGTACTTATTTTATGTCTTACTACGCTTATGGTTGTAGTAAGTTGACAAGTTTGTCAGTACCAGACACTTCAAGGCTTACTAGTGTAGGGAATTATTTTATGTATTCCTACGCTAGTTATTGTAGTAGTTTAACTTCTCTAATACTTCCCGATAGCACAGGGTGGTTTGGTAGCCATAATGTAAACTGGTCTGTTCCATCAGGGCGATTGGGTTACTTGTATGGATACACACCCGATTCTACCTCACAAACTGCGTGGAGAGCATTAACTGTTTCTGGAAAAACACTATACACAAACTATATTAGAGCAGAGGACCATGTGCTTCTTTCTGAACAGCCTCCAGCCACTACTCCAGTAATAGGTGCTAAGTATCCCCTACCTCCCTTTAGAATAAGTTGAGATGGTATAATTAACTATGTTATCAGCAGTTCTAATTGTTAAAAATGAGGAAGAACTTTTAAGTAAGTGCTTAGACACTCTTAAAGGGGTAGACGAGATAATTATCACAGACACAGGAAGTACGGACAAGACTAAAGAGATCGCCAGTAAGTATACAGACAAGATTTATGACTTTCCCTGGATAGATTCGTTTTGCAAGGCTAGAAACTTCTCTAATTCCAAAGCTACGGGAGAGTGGATCTTAACCATAGATGCTGACGAGGAACTTTTAACCCCTATGAATACTATTAAAGATATTCTTAGTAAGACAGATAAGGAATTACTTAATGTTATTATTACAGACGGAAAGGGAAACGAGCATAAGTTTCCAAGACTATTTAAAAACTCTAAGGACATATTTTGGAGAGGGGATATACACGAGAGTTTAAGCAAGACAGGACAAGAGGACACTCCTATTACAATCAAGTACGGATACTCACCAGCCCATAAAAACGACCCTGATAGGACTTTAAGGATACTTAAAAAGTCTCTTAAAACAGACCCCAAACTAACAAGAGAGAGATATTACTTAGCAAGGGAGTATTTTTACAGAGAGCAATGGGAAAAGGCTATTAAGGAGTTAGACATATATCTTAAACTAGCCAAGTGGTTACCAGAGAAAAACGATGCGTGGCTTCTGAGAGCAAAGTGTTTGGCAGGTTTAGAAAAATGGGAAGAGGCTTGCGATAGTGCATGGCAGGCTCTTAAATACAACGCCAACTTTAAAGAAGTCCTAGAGTTTATAGGTAATCACATGGATACGGTCAATAAAGAGAGGTGGTTAAGTTATGCAAAGATAGCAGATAATAGGGATGTCTTGTTTGTTAGAACCAATAAAGGCTAAGTTCTTTGTAATGGTATAATTATATATTAAGAGGACTTTAGTTTAGTATCAATAATATGGCTAGAAGTAAAAGAGTCGTACAGAAATATCTTGATTTTAGTGGTGGACATCAATCGTTTACTTCTCCTTTGCTTTTGCGAGTAAATGAGTCTCCTTTTTTGTACAATGTAGACATAAGTAAGCCTGGTATTTTAGCAAAATCACTTGGCTATGCTCAGATAGGCACAGGTACAGGTAGTGGCTCTAATAGAGGGGTATATGCTTGGAATAGAGAGAATGGAAATGATGAGTTGTATCAAGTATATGGTTCAGACATGTACAAGTACAAAGGTACTAACTTTGAATCTATTGGAAGTGGCTTTGGTAGTGGTACAAGTCCTGTTGAGTGGGGAGTGTCCTTTATTAATACAGGAACAGGAGTAGGTACAGGAGCAGAAACATTTGTAGAAAGGCTCTATGTTACTCAGGGTATTGAAGGAGAAGTAAAGTATACAACAGGAACAAACATGTCTTCTCTTGCCAACGTCTATGCTAAACATTTAGAAGTTTACAAAGGAAGATTATACTTAGGAAATGTTAAAACAGGTTCTAACACATACCCGTCAAGAGTTATGTTTAGTGAAGTAAGTAAAGACAGTTTCCCTGCAAATAACTACTTTGACGATATGGGAGAGGCAATAGTAGGTCTTAAAGAGTATAGTGGGGCTTTGTTCGTGTTTACAGAAGACAAGGTCGCAGCATGGGACGAGTATTCTCTAACGGTTTTAAATACTAATGGTGGTACAACTAACAAGCAAACTATACAAGTAAGTGAATCAAGAATGCTATGGTATAACAGGGGTGGGGTATATATGTATGCAGGTGGTACTGAGGCAACTTTAATTAGCAGACCAGTACAAGATTGGATTACTGCCATTGTAGACGCTAACGAGGTAACAGCAGGACTTGACCCTAGAGGTAGGTATTGTTTGTGTATTGGAGATGTTACATTGAACGGAACTAATTACTCAAATGTGATACTACGATACGACATACTAATTAACTCGTGGGATGTTTTAATAGACAGACCATTTAAGTATTGGACAAGAAACAAGGCTGGGGGTGTTTACGAGACCTATGCTACCAATGTAGACGGGCAAGAGGTATGGCAAGTAGATTTAGGGTATGCTTTGAATGGTTCGGCTCAGGGGAGTGTGTATCAAACTCCTAAACTGTTTGGAGCAGCAGAGAATGTAGATGATATTAAACATGCTTACGAGGTACAGATAGTCTTTAAGCCAACTAACAAGAATGAATACCTAACAACACAATACAGAGTAGGAGGTACAGGAAATTGGTCAAACATAGAAGGTACAACAAGTAATGTGTCCTTGTCAGGAACTGATGATATTAAAGTACAAAGACTTATTATACCTAGCAAGGCATCAGGCAAGTTTATAGAATTAAAACTCTCGCACTCGTCAAGCGAAGCTGGGTTTAATATATACGGAATTAATCTAATCTATGATGTAGAGGAAAAGGAGGAACATTAATGGCACTAACAATGACAGCAGAAGAAGTAAGGCAACAATTAGGAGCTTACTTAACTAAGCCTTTAGAGGTTACTTCTGGCACATTAAGCACACAACAAAGTTTATCTGTAACATCAATTGGAGAGGGTGGAGTGCAAGGGAAGTGGGTATTTGGACCTAATGGACAAATTATAGTTAATGATGGAACTAATGATAGGGTTTTAATTGGAAAGCTAAGTTAATGGCAACATCAGGGGTTAAAGTAAGCCGAATAGGTTATGATGTGAATACTGCCAGTGACAAACAACTGGCCTTTTCTAGTGAATGGCCCTTATTACCCATTGAGGCAGAGGGCGATTTAACAATCAATCCGCCTGGTGGTGGTTCTGGGAATGTTAGCGTTGATATTTACACCCACAATCTAGGATATAACCCAGTATTTTATGTGCAAAGAACAAGTGGTGGACCCTTTTTCCCTGGGTGGACAAGTTGTGATACAAGTAAATTGTATTTTAGTGGCTATGTTAGTTCTGCCATAAACTTAAAATGGAAAATATTTAGAAGAAACTTACTAACTAACTACCTCTCAGGAAATTACAATACCACAGACGCTACCAAGGTTGTAGATGGTGATTATGGTATTTTTATCTCTCTCCCTGGAAAAAGTATATCCTCTACCAACAAAAGAGATTTTGCTATAAGAAGTGATGTGAGGCAACTTATGATTCACCAATCGGGATATGTAAATTCCTCTGCGCTCGTGGTTACACATAACCTTGGGTACCAGCCTATGTACTTAATATTTGCAAAAAGTGGTACTAGGTATCAAGCTCTTACTCAGTCTGGAAGTACATGGGTTAGTGCAACCAATACACAACTCACGGTGTATGATTATGGAGCTTCTATTGCAGACTGGGCGTATATTATATTTAAGGACACTTTAACCACAAATGGCTAAAATATCAGTAGAAAATGATAAAATGTTTAAGGTTTCCCTACCAGGATATGATGTAGATACTGCAACCCCAGAACAATGTGCCATTCATAGTGGATTTGATTATCCTAAAATAGAAGAAAAGCTTGAAGGGTATGAGGCTGTAACCTTGCCAAACTCAATCTCGGCTGGGACAACTGATATAAAAGTAATAACACATAATTATGGATACATTCCAAACGCTTTTGTATTTATGAAGGTGTTATCCCCCGATGCAATTCTATACAATACGGAGTTTGCTATGCTCCCTTACTTTCTTGCTGATCCACCTTTCCTTTATTATACTTACGAGATAACAACAACTCAATTAAAGATTCAGATTGTATACGATGATATATTCGGCTCTGGGCCACTAACTGTTGGAGAAGGAAGTCCAGCAGGAACACAAGTGGGTTTTAAGTGGCAAGTCTGGGTGAACGACTAGGAATTAAGATATGATATAATTATATATACGAGGGGACACTACGAGGATGTATAATTTGATACATCTAACAAATGGCAACATATATAGTCCAGCGGGGAGACTCCCTCTCTAAAATAGCAAAGAAGTTGGGAATACCAAACTGGAGAACTCTTTATGAACAGAATAAAGCTGTAATTGGGAGTAACCCTAACTTAATCAGACCAGGACAACAACTTACTTACGGAGCACCAGCACCAGCACCAGCACCAGCACCAGCACCAGCACCAGCAACCGCAGGAACAGGTGGTGCAAAGGCAGGAGCGGCTCAGCCAATAGATTTTGGAGCAGTATTACCATGGGAACAGTATTTTAATCCTGAGTTAGTACAAGGGAGTGCAGAACAGGCTTATGCTAGATACTTCGCACCAATAGCCCAACGAAGACAGTCAGAATTAGAAAGTGGATTTGCTAATAGAGGTTTAATGAGAAGTGGAATACGACAGGATTCACTCTTAGACTTGTATCAACAAATGGGACAGGAACATCAAAAGGGAATAGAAGCCGATATTATGCAACAGAAGGCATGGGCTCAAGAAGACTACAACAGAATGCAGGAGTTGTATGAGAAGAGTTCAGGTAAACAGAAGCCTACAACAACAGTCTACACCCCTTACAAAGTAGAAAGACCCAAAACAGATGCAGGTATTTACGGAAGTTCCTATATAGATTGGCTTAATAGAGCAATTAGGAAGTAATATTTGATTTATTAAATAAAATGGCAACAACAGCACAAAGACTAGCAGAATACGAGGAATTATATAGACAGGCTCAACAGTATGACCCTAACAAGTTCCAAAATGACTTTGAGAAAGAATACAATGAGGCGGTTAATTACAA